GGAGAAGAGGTGTAAAAGGTAGACCTCAATTTATGAAATGGAGATTACGAGCAAATAAACCTGCAGGAGTAATAGCTGGTGGGTTTTATATTCACCCTACTGAACATCGATTATTAGGGCATAAAGAGTTAGCACATTTCGCAGGTTATCCTCAAGATTACCAATGGGCAGGCTCTCCGACTGGTATAGGATCATTAATTGCTAGAGGGGTTATGCCACCTGTAGGTGAGTTTATAGGAAGGGTAGTAAAAAATTCTATATCTTCTAATGAAGAAGCTAAAGAGCAACTACAAGTTATTGATTATACTAAACCTCCTAAAATGGAAGATTTATTTGTATGAGCCAATATAAAGACATAAAAGATTTTCATAAAAAATTTAAATTTAAACAAGGCAAAGGAATAGATTCAATGGACTATAACTTCAGTAATTGGCGTGTTGACTTTCTTATGGAAGAGATCGCTGAACTAACTGATGCGTTAGATAATAAAGATGATGTAGAAATACTTGACGCCTTAATAGATATATGTTACGTTGCTATGGGAACAGCATGGTTGATGGGTTTACCTTTTGAGGAAGCGTGGAAAGAAGTTCAAAGATCTAACATGGAAAAGATTAGAGAGCCTAGCGAGAGATCTGAGAACGATGTTGTTAAACCTGAAGGTTGGAAGAAACCAGATATAAAGGGAATTATTAAAAGATGGCAAAAGTCTTAATTACAGGTTTTACTGCTAAAGGAATAGGAAGTGGCGATAATAAATTAAATATAGCTACGAGTGCAAATCTTCTTCCTAAAGCATTAAAAATGGTAGGACACGAAGTAGTTCAAAGACCAGTTATACCAGGTGATGATGTATCTGAATACGATCATGTATTCGTATTTATGTTTCCACCTAATAGTTTACCAAGTGCTTATACTTACGGTGCTATGTACACTTTAGCTAAAAGACCAGATGCTATTTGTTGTCTTGACGATTGGCAGACTAAAGACGTGCCCTCTGGGTTTGCTACGTTTGCTAGAGAAAAACATTGGCGTTTATGGAAAACACATACTCAATCTGGTGCGCCTATGAAAAAGAGATATTATAATCAAGCACTTGATTATAAACAAGAATTAAACGATTTATGTACTGTATTAGGATTTGAAGAATGGCCGTATAGATGTCTTGCGCCAGTGTATAGATCTGGTAACATAGAAGCTTTAGGAATAAAAGCCAAAGAATTAATATCATGGGATCCTACTCCTATATGTGATTCCTATAAGGAAACCCCTACAGATTTATTTAGTATTGATGAACAAGTAGAAGTTAAGAACAAAGAAAAGAAATGGATATATGCTTCTCTTATTCAAAAGCCAGGTTGGTTAGAAAGAACTCATGGTGATTGGAAAGTAGAAGCTTATGGTAATAAAAATTTAGGTCAAACTAGAATTAGTGAACCTGAGTTATACAAAATATATTTAGAATCATGGGGAGTATTAGTGCCTCCTCATTACCATACCTTAAAGAAAAGTGGTTGGTGGAGAGTTCGTTATGGAATGATTAGAGATGCTAATTGTATTACAGTAGGAGATCCTACTGAGCTTTCTATATTTTTTGAAGACAGAGTTAAATCTAGAAAAGCAATAGAGTTGATGAGTGATAGTGAACTAAAAGACTATAGAGATAAACAATTACTTGATTACGAAGACGTATTCTGGTCTAAAGATGAAATAAAAAACTTTATAATAGATTTATTATGAATGGTATATTAGTGGTAGAAGGACCAGACGGTGCTGGTAAAACTACATTAATAAATAAACTTAGAGATCATTGGTTATTTAAAACTCGTTACATGCACCTTAGAGTTCACAAGAAAATGCAAACTTGGCATTGTGCTACTGCTAGGAGAGCAATTAGATTATCTAAAGATTACACAGTTATATTAGATAGACACTGGCCTAGTGAACAAATCTATTCATATGAAAGAGCATCTGGTCCTAGTTATGACCCTACACTTATAGTTGACTGGTTAAAAAGCAATAATACTTTATACATATGGGCTATACCAGAAGATTATCAAAGGTTGATTGAAGAACATAAAATTAGAAGAGAAGAAAGACACGAAGAGTATCACGATATAACTAATGTTGTTAAAAGATATTACGATCATTGGTACGGCACTTATGAAGGGCCAGATAATTATTTAAAAAAAATACAACCATTAAATAAAAGAGATGACTTCATAAGATACGATCGGTTTACTGATAAAGATATTTTAGATAAAATAATAGATAGATTAAGACCATAGAAAGGAAGAAAGCAATGCCTATGAATCATGCTAATGAAGTGTATAGAAATTTACTAGAACACATAATGAAAGAAGGGGTTGGTGTAGACCCTCGTGGTATGCATACTAAAGAAGTTTTAGGTCATACTACTACTTGCGATATGAAATCACCTATCGTTACTATACCAGAAAGAGATCTAGGTTATAAGTTTATGTTCGCTGAAGCACATTGGATATTAACAGGAGATAATCGTGTATCTACTATTGAACCTTATTCAAAAGTAATTAAAAGATTTAGTGACGATAATTATTTTTATTTCGGTGCTTATGGCCCTAAGATCGTTGATCAGTTACCTTACGTTTGTAAATCTCTACGAGAAGATAAGAATACACGACAAGCTGTAATAAATATATGGAGAGAAAAACCTCCTGTATCTAAAGACATACCTTGCACTTTATCTTTACAATTCATAGTTAGAAGTAATGTACTTCATGTACTTGCTTCTATGAGAAGTAACGATGCATGGCTAGGGTGGCCTTACGATAACTTTAACTTCAGCATGATAGGCTTATCTGTATGTTTATTAATGAAAGAAATATATGGTATAACATACGATTTAGGATTCTTAACTATCTTTGCTGGTAGTAGACATCTTTATAAGGAAAACTTTGAACAAGCATTAGATGTTATTGACTCTACTAAATACGGCAGGACTTATGAAGTTATTAGACCTCAAAGATATTTTAGTTTTATTGATCTAAAGAATTGTTTAAACGATTATAAAGATAACACAGATGAGTTCCTTACTAAGACCTAATAAAGACGAATACTTTATGGACATGTGCCGACTTGTATCTCAAAGAAGCACGTGCATGAGAAGGCAAGTAGGAGCAGTCTTAATAAATGAAAGAAAACATGTTCTTGCTACTGGCTATAACGGAGTAGCCTCAGGACAACCTCACTGTTTAGATATACCCTGCGTAGGAGCAAAAGCACCTACTGGTCATGATTTAGATTTATGCGAAGCTATTCATGCTGAGCAAAACGCATTGCTTCAATGCACAAATGTGTATGAAATAGATACTTGTTACGTTACAGTATCTCCTTGTATGACGTGCACTAAATTATTATTAAACACTAGTTGTAAGACAATAGTCTATGATGAAGATTATATAGATCAGAACTCAAGAATATTGTGGGAACGACACGATAGAAAGTGGGTAAGATTCGATGACGGATCTATTCAGTCCCACTAGCGATTGGCGACCTCCTACTATACTTCCTGATCTTTCTTCTACGAAGATTCTTGGTGTTGACTTAGAGACATTCGATCCTGGTTTAAAAAAGCATGGACCTGGAAGCATCAGGAAAGACGGACACGTTGCTGGTATTAGTATTGCAGGAGATAATGGTAAAGGTTATTATCTTCCTATCGCACATCAAGACGGTGGTAATCTTCCTAAACCTTTAGTTATTAATTATTTAACAGAGTTACTTAGTTCAGATACTCCTAAGGTATTTGCTAACGCACTCTACGATTTAGAGTGGTTACATAGTTTAGGAATAAAAGTAAATGGTAAGTGTTATGATGTTCAACTATTAGAACATCTCATTGATGAAAATCAAAAAGACTATTCTCTAAAAGCATTAGGTCTTAAATATGTTGGTGAGGGTAAAGATGAATCTTTATTGGTTGACGCTGTTAGATCTATCTTAGGAAAGAAAGATGTTAAAGGAAACTTATGGCGTCTTCATAGTAGTTATGTAGGACCTTATGCTGAGCAAGATGCTATTCTTCCTGTGAAGATATTAACTAAACAATGGAAAGAAATAGAAAAGCAAGACTTAAAAAAGATTGTTAACTTAGAAACAGACCTAACTCCTTCATTATTAAACATGAGAGTAAAAGGAGTTAATGTTGACTTAGATAATGCTGAACAAGTATCTAAGAGATTAGAAAGACAAGAACATGAGGCGCAAGATCTTTTAAATAAAAAATCTGGTATAGACTGTAACGTATGGGCTAATGAAAGTTTAGGTAGAGCCTACGATAACTGTAGCATTCCTTATGGTAGAACTCCTACTGGTAAACCTAGCTTTACTCAAAACTTTCTTGACTTTGCTGAAGATGAATTATCTAGTTTAGTGTTAAAGGTTAGGAAGTTAAATAAGTTGCGCAATAGTTTTATTCATGGTATGATTTTAGAAAAACATGTTGACGGAAGAGTTCACTGCCAGTTCAATGCGAGAGGAGCAGTTACAGGAAGATTTAGTTCTAGTAACCCTAATCTTCAACAAGTTCCTGCTCGTGATGAAGAACTGTCTAAATTAATTAGAGGTTTATTTTTACCTGAGAAAGATGAAAGGTGGTACTGTATTGACTACGCACAACAAGAGCCTAGACTTCTAGTTCACTTTGCTTCACGATTAAAATTACCAGAGAGCATTACTGCTTTATCAGCATATAAGAATGATGAAACAACTGACTTTCATACGATGGTAGCTTCTATGGCAGGAATAAAAAGAAAACAAGCTAAGACGATTAACTTAGGGTTATTCTATGGTATGGGTAAAAAGAAATTAGCAAATCAATTAGGATTAGAAACTGATGAAGCAGAGAAACTGTTTCGTAAGTATCACACTCGTGTTCCTTTCGTAAGGGGTCTTTACGATAGAATGTTAAACTACGCATCTAAAAACGGTTATGTGAAAACTTTACTAGGCCGTAAAAGGCACTTCGACTTATGGGAAAATGCTAATGACTTCGGAAGCATGGGTCATCCACTTAAGAAAGCAAAAGAAGTTTATAAAGGAAAGCCTATTAGACGTGCTTATACTCATAAAGCATTGAACTCATTAATACAAGGAAGTGCGGCTGACGTTACTAAAGCTGCTATGTTAAAGATATATAAAGCTGGCTTGTTGACGCCTTTAGTTACTGTTCATGATGAGTTAGATTTTTCTGTTCCACAAACCAGTGAAGGCGATAAGATGTTAAAAGAGATCGTGCATGAAATGAGAAACTGTGTTGACTTAGATTTACCACTTCAGGTTGACGTTGAGTCAGGGAACAATTGGGGTAATATTGAGTGAAGCTAACCTATGGAATCTTGCTCGTAAGCATCTTGACGATTTCTTTTTACAGCGTATTGAAACTGCCATTGAGCGAGGAATACCAGATTTATTTTACTGTTCCCCCACTGGCGTTTCCGGTTGGATAGAAGGTAAATATGCTGACAAACCAGTTAAAGAAACATCTAAAGTAAGGTTAAAGATATCGATAGAACAAGTAGCTTGGCATCGATCATTTTCTCGATTTAAAGGGCGTGTATTTATTTTAGCTAAAGTTAGCAGGGAAATCTATTTATACCGGCCAGAAATGGCTGAAAAGCTAATTTCAGGCGTAATTTATACAGATTTAAAGGAATTATCTATCGCATCTGATTGGAAATCAATAAAGAAGGCCCTCTCGGAAGAGGGCCATGAGTGTTCTACTCTCATATAATCAGGAGGACATATGAAAAAAAGAAGACTTTATTGTACATAATTTAGAGATAATTGCGACAAAAAACTTTAATTCGTATATAATAAATTTAAGATAAAGAAAGGAGAACCAAATGGCAGATTTAGAATCTATCAAAAAGAAGATCGCAAAGTTACTTGCGATGGCACAAGATGCCGGTGCTTCTGAGAGTGAGGCTCAAATGGCTTTTGAGAAAGCGCAGGAATATCTTGCTGAGTATAATCTTAGTGCTGAAGACGTTAAGGGTACTATTCAACAAGAAGATATTACTGACGAAGCTTTTACAGAAGTTGTAAGAGAAAACTGGCAGATCGGAATACGAACTGCTACTGCTCGTTTGTACTTCTGTAAGTATTACTACTCAACAGGAGTTCTAGATAAAAACTACAAGAAAGCTACTGAACACAACTACGTTGGTCGACCTCATAATATTGAAGTCGCAAAGTCGATGTCTTCTTATCTTATTAAGACAATTAAGAAATTAGGAGAAGATCACATCTTACCGATACCAGGTAATAAGAGAGAACTAAATGGTATCCGTAGAAACTTTGAGTTAGGTTGCGCTTCTAAAGTACAAGCTAGGGTTAACGAAAAATACAGAGAAATAGAGAGACAAGATCCAGGTGATTATCAGATCGAAGGTACGAAACATAATCTTCCTGCTCTTTATAAATCAGAGTTAGCTTTATGCCAAGACCATTTAAAAAGTAAAGGAATACATCTTTCAACTGCAAGATCAAGGCGTTCTATTACTAACGGAACAGCTTATGGTAGAGGAAGAGAAGCAGGTGGTAGAGTATCTTTAAATACACAAGTAGGAAGTAGAGGTAGTGGTTACATGATAGGGAATGGCTAACAACTATAAAAACTTCGATTTAAAACAATGTGATCTCGTTCATGTTACCTGGCTAGATGCTTTCGATGCATTAGGAACCGGGTGGCATGAATGGGACGACATTGAGAAGAAAGCAGTGTTAGCAAAGTGTACAAGCGTAGGTTATCTGTTTAAGGAAGATGACGAAAAAATTGTGCTTGTTGGCGATGAAACGGGTGAGTTCGGTAGTCGCATCACAGTTATTCCTAAATCGTGGCAACTCGATATTAGATACCTGAAAAAACCAAAATGAGATTAGTTTATCCCTACCTAGTAAAGCTTTACTATGTCAAAGACGCAGAGTTAAAAAGCATTGAGTTTCAAGAATATGACGACCTTGAATACAGTAATATAGGTCGTATCGTTCAACGCATGGAAGAAAAACTAGGGCCCGATAACGTTAAAAACATATTAGTAAAACCCGATGTTTCTAATCTTACAACGACAGGTTATCAAACTCCATTGACGCTTCACTAACTGTTTATACTGTTTCAATTAGAATTTATAATATAGATTACGAAAGGAACACTTATGAAAATGAAAATTAAATATGCACATCGATCTTTATTAGAGGTACTTAACTCTTGGTCCTTGCAGCATCATAATCACGGCTACGATAAATCTTGTTTCAAAAGTCTTGACTCAGATATGAACTTCCCTGTAAAAGAAGTACAAGATGTAGTTAACAGAGAAGACGTAAAGTATGTTACGTTTCTCCTTGACGATGAAGGAACTCATGCTGAGTTGTATATGAGGAATGTTGATCTCAATGCTCTTCCTATATTCGATACAGGAGATAGTATTACACTTCACTAATGTTAAAATGGTTTCTAGTTGGTTGGGTATGTTTAGGACAAGGTGTTGATCAGAGCTGTGTTCGCATGGCTTCATCAATTATTCACCCTACAGTAGAAGACTGTCAACAGTTCTATACTACAGTGCAAGGCGAACTAAGTGATTTAGGGGATTATGTAGAGTTAAATTTTCACTGTGTACAAACAACTATCATTGAAGATTACTTGTAAAAGATTATTGTTTTACTTGTTTTAAAAATTTTTTATTATAAAGAAAAAGGAGAAAGTACATGACTAAAAAAGCAGTCTATGTTGTTCAGTCTACAGACGAGCAACTTCCTAAGTCTATCGGCGAAAAGAAGCCTGATCTTAAGGAACTACAAAGCCATGTCGGTGGTTATATTCAAGTATTACCTGGCCGACTAAACGATAGATCTTGTTCTATTGTTATTAACGAAGAGGGTAAGCTTTACAACTTCCCTAAGAATCCACTTGCCACTAAGTTATGGCACGACTTTTATAAATGGAAATATAAAGCCAAAGATCACGAGTTAGAAGACATTATCGTAGGTCCTGCTGTTATATTAGAGGGCTATCGTTTATGAACGGCCAATACAAAGCTTTAGATACGGTTCGAGATTACTTGAGCCGTGTCATTCATAGTGATAGGCCAGATAACTTAGACCTATTAATGTTCGATGACGAAGTTGTTGTCGGTTATTCTCAGGCTGAAGATTACTATTATTTTCGTTGTTACGAAGATACGAAATGGGGCGATAAAGAAGCTGTTCGAGAGTGGCTTGATGATATCAAAGATGAAGTTATCATTAAGAGGTTTAACGATCTCATGGCTCATTACGACTATCAAGGATTTGAGATCCTTGAGGAATTATACGGAGTGTTAAATGGCAACAAATGATAAAGACTATATGGCCAGTTATATGCGTGGCTATATGAGAAACAAGAAGGTATATTACCTCAATGACATCACGAGTGCTTGCATGGAGAAAATTCAATATCACTGGCAGCGCCGTGCGGAAAAAGAAGGGATAGTAGGAAAGATTACAAAGAACTTAATCTTAAACCATATTGTCCAAGACTATATGAAGAAATCGGTTCCTAATGGTAAAGAATTTCTTTATAATAAATTAAAGGAGAAAGATAATGCAGCAGAAAGTTAAAACTATACATCGTGTAGAAAGTATTAGCACAGATTCGATAGAGAGCCAATTAGAGGGTATCTTTCGTGCTCATGTTAATATGTGTACTGAGATAGCAACTTTAAGAAAATGTCTTAATTCAATTATGAGCAAGATTTTAATTGAGAAGGAGGTTGAAGTCAAAGATGACAGAGGGATCAATTGAAGGTGTAAACGATCTACATAAATACGATAGCGTTGCTCAATGGGTTCGGGTTAATTTACCGAAAGAGCAAATCGCAGAAGTAATTAAGCATGGTATGGAAGGTGGTATTGTAAGTGAGTTAATATACTACAGAGATACTGTTAAGTTCTACGACCATTTTAGTAAAGATATATGGTGTATGTTAGAAGAAAGCACGTTAAGTTGTGGCGCTGATAGTATTATTAGCATGATTAGCCATTTTAATAAAGTAGATAATGTCTGGTCGGAAACTCAATTTAAAAACATGTTAGCTTGGTGGGCTGTAGAGACAGCGTGTCATGACATGGAGATAGAATCGCAGACATGACTAAAGGTCATATGAGTATATATAGCCTACCTCCTAGACTATTTAGGCTAGAGTTAAGGCTCAGGCATCAACTAACTAGACAAATATTAAACTATGTAGATGTAGATGGCATAGAAAGACGAGGGGTAATAAACCATAAAAGATTTGCTACACTCAATCGTAGATATTCTACGGTATCTAAATATGTAACTGAACATCTAGATAAGTTTGAAGAGGTTGATAGACCTAAACGTAAATACAAGTTTAAAAATAAACAGAAAGGAGAATTGCTAACTAGATTTAGCACGAAAGAACTACAGGAATTGAACTCTTCATTGTGGTTCAGTAGTGTTAGTTTAGTTACAGATAGACGATATAAACAAAGACTATACAAGAAACTACATAAATTAATCTTAGAAAGACAAGAAAAGGAGGGATTATATGATAAATCCAAGTGAACTACAAGATAAAATAACTAACATATTTGATAAATTAAATGTGGTAGATGATTATCGACTTACCCATGAAGAGATGTCATTGGTAAAAGAAGCGGCAATGCTAGACTTTTTAACAGCTAGTCAATTACGAGGCTTAGTGTTAGTATTAGCAGATGAGTATGTCGTAAGACCCGCATATACTAGGGATTAAAAAAGCAATTGAGTAAATCATTAAAAATAATTTACGAAATGGCAATCCCTAATCCAAATACTCTATTATTATTGTATACTAATAATAGTAACGGGATTAGTATGAAATCTAGAGGCAATCCAGGCAATCCACACGGAGGCCATTCTGAGGCCAAATGATATATTGTATTAATATAAAAAGGCCTCTATATAGTATAGAAAGGGGTTTATATGGACTTAACGACATTGTTAATAATAATAGCAAGTGCTATTGTATTCCTACATTTAAATTAATATATCGGTTTACTACGGCTGTTTTTTATTATAATATTATAACAATTAGAAAGGAGAAAGCAAATGGCTTTATCTACAAGTACCCACAAGGGTAAATCTAAAACTCCTAAGGCAGTAAAAGCTAAAGGTGTTAAAGCTAAGAGTAAGGTTGTACCTACTCCTAGAGAAAAACAAGGAACATATAAATACGACAGAGATGCTCGTATTCAATTATGTGTTGAAAAGAACCCAAAGAGAGAAGGCTCTAAGGGTTATAAGATGTTTGAGATCTACAAGAATGGTATTACCATTAGAGATTTCTTAGCATCTGGCGGTAGAACTATCGACATCGATTGGGATAGGGAGAGAGGTTTTATTGCTACAGAAGATAGAGATAAAGAGGGTATGGCTAGCAAGACCCCTAAAGCGACATTTACTTTAAAGTAAAGGTTTCTTTTGTTATTATTAATAATAATATAATTTATTACTTATTTTCTTTTTCTGACAAGGGTCGTATTCCGGCCCTTGTTTAAATGCTATCGAATACAGTTATTCTGGGTAGCTACCGGACACTAACTGTATTCAATAGCGGCGCTATGACTTGGTGTAAGCCTTTCAATAGGACTTTGGTTCGTACCAAGTATAAAATGACTAAAACGCAACGTAAAGGACCTTAGGGTCGGCTAGGCTCTTTAGTTGACTAAACGGCACGTAACTGTTGTACACAGTGAAATGTTTATAAGTCAACAACTAGCTGTACCGGAGACAGGTAAGGGCGGTACCTATAAGGGAAATGATAACGAGTCCGATCAGGATTGACATTTCCCACCGCCTAGGCGAAAGGAGAATATTATGGCCAACACAGTAGAAGATCTCATCAACGATATGGTATGTGAAAAGGTTGAGGAAGAAATCAACAACGCAGATATTGAAACTATTGTTGAAGACAAGATTAGTGAATACCTAGACGACAATATCACAGACATAATTAAAAACAATATTAGTGACATTATGAAAATAATAGATGCTCACAAAAGTAAATAAGGGTTCTTTCTGTTAATTCTTACTTTATAATAAATATTATGAAAAAGAAGAATGTTAAACCCGATAGCAAATGGGAAAAATTTGCTAACTCACCAGTAACTTCCTTATCTATAGGCAAAGGTCTAATGTCTAAGGAAGTTGCCGACTTATGGAATATGCTACATATTAGTGGAGTTCTACACCCTAGTAGAACTAGCACATGGTTTTTCTTAAACTACTTCTTACCGACTTATTGGAAACATAAGCATAAAGTAGAACAAGAAGAAAGAGAAACATTAAGGAGAACTCAACATGATACTTAAATGTAGAGCACAGATACCGTATGAACCTACTACTGTTAACGATCAAACTAGGTTTTATAATATTTCTGTAGAAATACCTTGCAAGACTTTCGAAGATGGTAAAAGAGAATTTTATGATATGCTAGAAACTATATGTCCAGCACTCGATGGTAGCAGATTATGGAAAGACAGATACTACATGAAAGAATTTAAAGATGTTTCATTAGGTAGTTAAATACTTTATAATAAACAAAAGGAGAAAGAAAGAAATGCATGACGAATATCAAAACTTAGAGAATGACCTTATTGATACTATTCGACATTTTAAATCTGGTAGCAAACTACAAGATAGGGCTTTTAAAAAGGCTTATACTTTATTGATATATAAACAGATGGACGAAGTTAATCTTGCTATTTCGAGATTACAGAGTTTAGTTGAATCATGGGAATGTTGCGATGGCCTAGACGACATAAACGAACTTCCTGGCTTTTGCCATAATTACCCTTTCAAACATTCACTAAATGAAATGGATACTATGTGGGGTGATATGACTGAAGAGCAGAAGGGAAAATATAACAGCTTGCAGTTTGAAGCATTAAAAGCAAGACGCAGAAAACTAGGAGACAAGAAGTATATAAAAGATGGTGAGGTCTATGAAGAGCCTGAATCTGAAGATTACAGAAGAGGTTTTTCAGATGGCGAAGAAAGAGCAAGAGAACACTACACTGGCGAAAATAGAACTGGTGATTAAAGTAAATGTTTAAAAATGCTTTTTAAAATTTTATAATAAAGAAACTTTAAAAAGAAAGGTCGAAAGATGAAAGTGTATGCAATATTTAATGTCGATTCCGACAATACTTCTATTACTCACAAAGATTTAAATAATGAAGATGCTGTCCATAAATATATAACAGTTCCTACTTTAGCCTGGGCAGATAAAGACAGTGGATTTGTAGAATACGATATGAACAAAGAGAAGATATCGCATTTCGTTTTATTCCCTGATTCTAAATCTGCTATAGCCGAAGCTAGAGAATTATCTGGTCATTCAGGATTAGAATACATAGTCAAGGAATTAGAATTAGATTTAACCGGAGGGCTAAACGTTCCTAACACGATCTTTAGTTCATACGATGACCACCCTTATTAATATAAAAACCTAGTATTTACTTATCTGGCCTTTTAGTTTATAGATAATTCTATGGATAAAGGACCAGATAATATTATTGATTTTACTAGTGCCGAAAGTAAGATTTTATCCGACAAGGAAAAGAAGTTTGTCGAATATATCTTTCAAGGTTTAGGTAAGAAACAAGCGGCTTTAGAAGCCGGCTATGCTCAATCTGCAGCGCACGTTCAAGCTACCCGCCTACTAAAGAAGGATAAAATTAGAAAGGCCCTTGATCGATTACGCTCACTTCAACATCAACAAACCATTCACACTATGGACAAGGAGATCGAATCTATTGACTCCATGATCCAAGAAGCTAGAGACAGAGGGCAAATAGGTGCAGCGGTTCAAGCTGCCAGGCTCAAGGCACAAATGTTAGGGTACCTTGTTGATAAGAAAGAGATCAAGACAACAAACCTTGACACCATGAGTGATGACGACATAGCCCAATACCTTGATTCATTGAAGGCATCCTACAACAACACACACTAGCTGTGGCTGACGGTTGTTGACTGTTGACCCTTGACTCTTGATCAAGCCGGATCCATGAGTAAGGAGTAAGGGGACAACAGACTACAGCAAAGCTCGGCGCATCTCGGTACAACTCTGTACAACCCGTACAAAAGTTTTCCACAACTTTAAAATAAAGATGTTTACTTTTGTTTTAAGATACGATATATTGGCAATAGAAAGAGAGAAAGTAACATGAAAACTAAACTACCAAGAACAGTAAACCAGATCGGAAACGACAAGGTTTTATTCAAACTTGTTAACCCTAAATTAGCAGGAAGTAAATCTCACAAGATTTACTCACAAGCACAGAAAGCTACCACAGTTAAGGAAGCATTCGAACAGGGTTATAGATCAATAGATATCGCATACGATACAATGAATAATGGCAAGTTTAAAAAGCCTAATGTTCTTATCGCAAGATATCTTAAGAAAGACCACAAGGAATTATATCTCACATTCCTTAAGGAATTCGAAGGCGCAAAGCTAAGTAAGGAAATGCAAAGTAACCTTAATGAATTCACAAAGATAGTCAATAAATTATAATACAACAAGGGGCCTTCGGGCCCCTTTTTTTTAGTCTTGATCAGTTGATCATTGTTGATCCGTTGACCCTTGATCACAGCCTTTGCTGTTTAAGTAGGGAGTAGGTAGTAGGAGGTATATATAATATATAACAATTATCATGGTACAAGCCGGATCAACTATAATATATATATGTTTCAAATTGTTTTATTTTTTTATATTCTAATTTTAGAAAGGAGAATTATGGATACTATAATCTATCTATTATGTATGGGGTTTTTATTTTATTTATCCTCACATTTTTTTTAAAAAAAAATAAATTATATACTTTACTTTTTAAATTTTTTCATTTAAAAATATAAGTATCTTTATATTAAAGATAGAAAGGAGAAAAAGAAAATGAGTAAATCTAAAGTAGATGAAAAAGGAAAAG